CCGGACCCACGACGGTCCGTCGTCGACGCTGCCACGGGGGCGCGTCGTTGTCAACCGTCAGCGGGGTTGGCGGGCCTTTGCGGCTCGAGGCGGTGCCGGCGGGCCAGCACGTCCGAACGACTGCAGGAAGCGAGACCACCTGCGGTCGCGCGTCAGTCTCTCCGACACCGACGATGGCGCCTATGCGCAGAACATCCAGATCGCTGAGCTCAACGCTTTGGCCGCGACCCTCGCTGTGCTGAAGTGGAAGAAGCTGCTGGGCTTCTACGTCGACCTCGACGGAGAGCACACAAGCACCTTCGTCATCAACGGGAGCGCAATGATCAACGAAGACCACGCATGATGCGCGTGACGGTACTGACGCCTGTCTTTGTCGAGTACGTGCCCGAAAAGCTCGTCGACGGGAAGCTGTACCTGTCGGTCGAGTTCGCAACTGCGGTCCACAACTGCTGCTGCGGTTGCGGCAACCAGGTGGTTACGCCGTTCACCCCGACCGATTGGCGACTGATCTTCGACGGCGTGTCCGTGTCGCTGGAGCCATCGATTGGGAACTGGAGCTTTCCGTGTCGGTCCCACTACTGGGTCACAAACAACAACATCCGCTGGGCCGGCCAGTGGTCACAGACACAGATCGACTCCGGTCGGGCGTTCGACCGCGCATCGAAAGCCGACCCCTACGGCGATCCGGCCTCTGAAACGCTCCCGACAGCCCCATCGACCTCGACACCGGGCGAAGCGCCTAGAGGCGGCCTATGGGCGAGGTTCAAGGCGTGGCTCGGACTCGGCTAGGCGGCAACAGACGTAGCCTGAAGCGACAACAGCGATGGCAGTCGGGATGTCCGACTGCCAGCGCCGCTATTTTCTCTGCTTCCGCCCGAGGTCAACCATGAGTTCGGCGCCGAACGCAGGTGCCACGTGCTCAATCTTGCGCAGCCGACCTACGACGATGCAGGGGTCGACGGCGATCTCTCGAGCAAAGCGGACGACGTCCTCTTGCGATGGCACGCCATAGGCGCAGAACGCCCGCAGCTTCTTCGCGTCAATGAGGTGGTCGGATGCAAACCGGTCTGCCTCTGCCTCTTCAACTGCGAGGTCCGGCGCCGGGGAGTCTTCGTCCAAGAAAACTGCACGCTTGCCATGCAGCAGCACATGGCCAGCCTCGTGAAAGAAGTTGAACCAGAAAATATCAAGGCGATTGCCGCGATAGCTGAGCTGAATGAGCGCCTTTTCCGGAGACAGCCATCTGGCGGCAGCCTTGATGCCAGCTCCCGGAAACTCCTCGACGACGACCACAGCGACGCCAGTGGCTGCACACAAGTCCTGAACTGCCTGCAGGAAGTCGGCGACCTTCGTCTTCCTCAGCAGAGTGTCGCGGATCGTTCGCAGAGCAACCTGGAACTTCTCGCGGTCGAACGGTGCGGTGTGGATCTCCTGCCCTTGAGTCTCTCCACGCCGAAGCCAAGCGGCGATCTTCCCTGTCTTCTCGGAGACATTCGCGGCGCGACGCCACTGGGCCTGAGGCGCGAGGTACAGCTCGTTCCAGTTCTCGGGTGAGGCAACGCCGAAGTACGAAAGCAGCACTCGTGCTTTCTCGGTCTTAGATGTCGCCGTGGGAATCCAGCCGCGCTTGACCATCTCTCCCAGCGGAACATTCCACTTCGAAATCGCCGGCTCGTACTCCTCTAGGCGCTGCTCCTCATCCGCCCTTGCCTTCGACTCTCGGTATTGCTGCTCGCGCTGGATCCAGAAACCAGCGCTCGGAGTACCGAGGACGCGTTCGAGTTCAAGCGCCGTGTCGGGCGTGATGGCGGTCTTCCCTTTCACAATCTCGTTCACGGTCTTCTTCGGCCGGCCCATCCGCTGCGCGAGCTCGGCTTGCGACATGCCTCTGGCTACAAGCACTTCGGCCAAGGTCGCCCCAGGCAGCGATGCTACACGCGGTTGGTAGCGGTTCTTAGAGACGTTCTCATCCATCAGCAGCTCCGATGCCGAGCACCCGAATGCAGGTCACTTGCGCCCGGTCGAGAGGTGCCGTGCGACCATTGTGAACGATACCGTTCAGCGTGTCAACCATTTCGTTCGTTTTGTTTCGCGTGGCGTTGCAGCGCCGTTGTGCGGTGTCTCGTGTGCCGGCACGCAGAAAAACAAGCGCCACCTCGCGAAAGGTGGCGCTTGCCGAACATGACCAAACCCTGACCCGGACCCACGACGGTCCGTCGTCGACGCTGCCACGGGGGCGCGTCGTTGTCAACCGTCAGCGGGGTTGGCGGGCCTTTGCGGCTCGAGGCGGTGCCGGCGGGCCAGCACGTCCGAACGACTGCGAAGCCCAGGCGCTGTCTTTGATCCCCAGGCGGCGCTTGATGACCTCCGGTGCCATGCCCTGGGCCTTTAGTTGGGCGATCCACTGCCCTCTCTGCTCGGGGGTCAGCGCAGCGAACGCGGCGCGCATTTGGGCCCCCTGGTTCGCTGCTGCGACCTGGTTGCCGGGTCTGTCGAGGAACCCCAGCGCGTTCGGCGTGTCGGTTTTCGCCCTGCGAATGGCTTCCATGGCCTCCGGGGGCATGAGGTCCCCAGGCTGGCGCATCGGCGGCGGCGGGACCGCCGCGGGCGGGGCTTTGGTGGCGGCGGCTGCGCCCTCGGTTGCGAGCTCGTCCAGCGCTGCCGCGGTCTGCTTCGCTGCTGCGGGCGACTTGGCGACGGCGTCCCGGAACCTGAACTGCCGCAGCAGCCCACGCAGGGCGTCCTCGACGCGCGTTGTGGGCAGCCTCAAGGCCTGAGAGATAGTGGCGAGGTCAGTTGTCCCCTTCTCGATTGCGATGCGCTGGATCTCCTGCTCCAGCGGGGACATGGCGGGGACGCTGATTCCACCAGGTAGCATCGTCTCCGTCGACGGGGCCCGCGGCGTCGGCGCCGACGGCGCAGGCACTGCCGGGGCTGGACGAGGCGCAGGGGGAGCCATCGGCGCCACGGGCGCAACCGGGGCGACAGCGACGGGGGCGGGGGCAACCGTGGCGACAGGCGCGGCCGGCGGGGCAGCCGCGGGGGCGCGCGGGGGCGCGACGGCTTTGAACTCCTCGAGGATCTTGGCGAGTTCAGCTTTCGTGAGTTGCGCGACGGGTGCCGTGGTCGCTTCCTCGACGGCGGCGACGGCGGGTGCTGCAGGAGTCCCGCCGGCGGCGCGCAGGGCCTTTTCGCCAGCGCGGGCCCCAGCGGTCAGGATGCCCGTGGGGCTGCCGGGGATGGCGGCGACGACGTCACGGGCGACGGGGCTGGCGTCGGCTTTGGTGAGCAACCACCTGAGAGCGTCGGCGCCTTTGCGTGCTGCAGCCTGTCCGGCGTCTTTGACGTTGCCGACTTTGGCCAGTTGGCGCGCGATGACGGGCCCGACGATGGGGGCGGCTTTGGCAAGTGCTTTCTTTGTGACCTCCCCCCCGACGATGCCCAGGGCGCCTTGACCGGCGCCAGCGAGCGAGAGCGGGTCAACGTCGGCGAGAGCAATGGAACCCGTCGCGGCCAGCGCGCGTTGAGCTTGGACGTTCTTCGGCGCCAGCGGCAGCGTGGAAATAATGCCGGTGACGGCGCCAGCGTCATAGGCAATTGGGCTGGCGTCATAGTCTCGCTCAACCTTGCGGCGTCGAGCGTCACGACCGACGGTGTAACCCTGCTGCAGCCGGGTGAGAGCGTCGGCGCCTTCCTCGCTGGCCGTCGTCGGGGATGCGACCTCGAGGGCTCCCGTCATCAACCCCGCCATCGTGTCGTCAAGGCCGACGGAGCCCCATCGAGAGAACCCCGTTGCAAACCCGCGGGCAGCGTCGTTGATGGTGCGCGTTGGCGACGACCCCGACGGCGACGGCACAACGGGGGCAACCGCTGCCGGCGCCATGGGCGGGGCGGCGTCGACGACGACGGCACCTTGGGCCTTGAACTGGTCGACCAGGGCGGCGGGGACGCGCTTGCGCTTCCCGTTGAGTTCCATCGTCACGTCGGCCACGGGGTCACCTCAGTCTGCGTCGGGGAGAGAATCAAAGGACACGGGAGGCACCGTCGTCGACGGCACCGTCGCTGGGGCAGCCGTCGAGGCGCCACGCAAGCCTGCGATGAGGTTGTCAAGTCGTGACCCAGGGTTGCGACGCTTGGCGTCCAGCAGGGCGCGAATGGTCCGCACCTTGCCCCGGATGGTTTCGAGTTTGTCGTTGGGCCCAATCTTTAACCCGGCGGCTGCTTCGTTCTCGGCTTCGCTGGGGGCGTCGCTGCGCAGCGTGCCGAATATCTGGAGGTTGACGGCGTCACGAGTCGACGCAAAGTTGGTCCAGGCCTCATCTCCAAAGACCTTGGCGAACCCTTCACGCAGTGGGCCAGACAGGTAGCCGGGACCAAAGCCGCCATCGCTGTCAACGATGGAAAGGTCACCCTCGAGTTTGCCGATATTTTTCGTCATGCTGTCGACGTTGTTCTGGACTTTGCGCTCATCCTCCGAAGGCGCCAGCGGCTTCTCGCCAGACAGTTCCTGACGTGCCCTGTCAATCTGCAACTGGGTCAGCGTGCGGCGGGCGTCGGCGTCAGCCAGCTGCTGCTCAGTCTTTGGGGCGGGCCCCAGGGGTGCTTCTGCTTTGCGTTCGGCGAGGCGCGCGGTGGCGGCTGCCTGACGGGCCTTCACGGCGGCGGCGCTGGTGTCGTCAATGGCGGCATCGCGGGCATCCAGAACGGACTTCCACTCCGTCGCCGGCAAGCCCCGGGCGACGGCGGCGCGTTCAAGGTCGGCCTGGGTGACGCCCCCATTCATGCCCTGTCGGCGCATCTCGCGTTCGACGTCGGCGGCAGCGGTGCTGATGTTGGTGGCGCGGGCGTCCTTGGCTGCCTTGACGGCGTCGGCGGCGACTTTGGCGCGGGTCTTCTCGAGGTCGGCGGTGGCTTTTGCCGTGTCGGCGCCCACGCGGTCCTTGCGAGCGGTGACGTCGGCGGCGAACTTTCGCTCTGCGAGGTCACTCGCGGCAACCTGCCCCGCGATGCCCGCCCCGGTCTGGATGAGCGACGGCAGCAACGACGCCAGCGCCGTCGAACGCGCAGCATCGCGGGCGCTGCGCTCTCGCTCAATTTCCAACTGCCCCGGGATGAGGCCGGCCATGGCAAGGATCTCAGCGGTTCGTGATGCGCGGGACATGGGTCACCCGTTGATGAGTTGAATTTGATCGTGGGCGGACCGTCGCCAGAAGATACCAGAATCACGCGCGCCGCCAACGGTCAGCGGGGTGGCGGACCAGGCGGGTAGGTTGATCGTTGACGTCACCGAAGCCTGCAGTTCGGCGCGGCGCTTTTCCATGGAAGCCAGCGGGGGCTCGCCAGTTTTCACCCAGCACGACGACGCGGCAACGTGGCACAACAACTGGTCCAGCGTCGTCATCGAGATAGACGACTGCGACCAGTTGAACGGGTCAGACGACAGCGCGGGGAACGCAGCGCGGGGGACATAGACGACGCGGCAAGCCTTGACCCCGACGACGTTGGCGAACCCGTCGAACTGGCGGCACGGTGGGATCTGCAGCACCCCGTTGCCGACCACCAGGGCAACGTTGGCAATTTTCAACGGGGTGATGCTGGCGAGCGAGAGCACTCCCGCCGACGTCGACGAGACGTCAACGGACTGGTGGAAAATGTTTGCGCCGCTGTCGATGACGCTTTGCCAGACTTCCTCCTGCGCAACCTGCAGCGCCGTCGTGATTTCGGCGTCAGAGATGAGCGGGTTCGCGTCGTTGTCGTCGAGGAGAAAGCGAACGCGCGTGATGGCTTGGGCGAGTGTGACAGTCATCGGCGTCCTCGGGTCTTCGGCATCGCCATAGCCGCGGCAAGGAGGTCCCGGCCGTCGACGACGCTGGCCAGCGCTTTGTTGATTTCGCGGCGGAAGTCGGCGCGATGGTCGTTCAGCGACAGTTCCTGTCGCATCTCCTCACGAATCCGCTGGCGCTCTGCTTTGTCGAGGACGTGCCATGCCTCCCACTGCCGTTTACCGTGCAACCCGTCGAAGACGCCGGCGCCGTCGCGCAGGAGCCCCACGACGTAGGGGCTGGCGGATGGCTCGTGAACCAGCGACACCATCGGGACGCCACCGTTCGGGGCGCGCGACACTGTCACACGACCGAACGGGGTGGCGTGAAGGTCGGGGTCCTCGTTTACGGTGGCGAGGTCCATCAACGCACCCCGGCGCTGGACTTGGTCACGACGGCTTTGGCGATGGCGCGGACCTTGACGTCGTTCTTGGCGCCGATGGCGCCCAACTCACGAACCACCATCTCCGATACCTCGAGAATCCGGTTGTCGATGTCGGTGGGGGTCGCGCGAATGAACGGGCCCAGGGCATCGTTGGCGCCTTTGACGGCGGCGACGATTTGACGCCGGCGTGCCTCGTCCATGTGAGCAGCCCACATGGGAAGGACGACGGGCCCGACGATGAGCGCAAGACCGCAAGCGGTGGCGAGCGCAGCGAGGATGACGGGAACCAGAGCGAGGAGAGCGGGGGGCATGTGGGAGGCCTTTTCAGCGCGCGCGGCGCGGGTTGTCGTTGTCGAGGCGGGTGACGTCGGCGCGCAGCGCGTCCAGCTTGGCGCCGATGCTGCCCAACTGGGTGAGGACTTGCGAGCGTTCGACGCTGGCCACCTCGAGGACGGTGACCTTCTCAGTGAGGACCAGCGTTCTGTCTCGAACGCTGGTGATGCTTTGCGCTGCGACCAGGGACCCGCCGACGACGACGGCGCCCAGGATCGACACAAGCCACATGGGAAGGGTGACGCCGTTGGCGACGAGATGCATTGGCTGTTGGCTCATGGGGTTCCAAAGAGAGAACCCAGCCCCGTCGTCGACGGGGCTGGGTTGGCAGTTCAGAGTCCGGTGAGGCCGGTCATCACGCCGATGGCGCCGCGCTTGGCGCAGTACAACTGGTAGGACCCGGTGAAGTCCGAATCCATGCTCATGGTGGTGCGGTTGGTGACGACGACGCCACCGAGTTCGGTCAACTCCTCGGGCGCCATCTCAGCCCAGATGCCCAGTTTGGCGTGGTCGCGGTTGTGGAACACCACGATGGTCTGGGGGCAGTTGGGGTCGATGAGGACAGGACGGCCAGCGAGGTCCATCCCGCTGGATCGGACGTCACCGTATTTGTCCGATTTCGCACCGAGGGGCTGCGGGCGCTGCGCCGTCGGCTGGATGCTCATGCCGAACACCGCACCCATGGCGCCAGCCTGGATTCGGTGCGCGGCGGCAACCTGGGGCGACATCAGCGCGTCGGTGAACTGCTCCCCGCTGTACTGCGTGATGCGCGCGTCAAACTGCAGGGCAGCCTCATGCGAGTAGGCCGCGCCCAGGGCGATGGTCTGACCGACCCAGCCGGGGAGTGCGGCGGGGGCGATACCGCCGAACGACGCCGTGGCACCACTGCCCGCGATGTCGTCGAACGAGTTCAGCCGCTTGCCAGCGATTGCGGTGCTGGAGCCACCAAAGCCGGGGAAGGTGCCTCGCAGGGAGAGGATGTCGGCGGTGTCGACGGCAGTCGCGCCGAGTGCGACGACGGCGCCAGTTGCCGGGTTGATCACGTCGTTGATGAACGTCACCGCAGCGGCGACGTTGGCGCTGTTGGCGCCTACGACGGTGGCAACCTTTGACTGGCATCGGACCGTGTAGGAGAACGTCAGCGACGTATCTACGAAGTTGTAAGCAACCCCGGGGATGAACAGCGAACCGTCGAGAAAGTTGATCGTCACCGTGCTGTCGGCAGCGGTGCCCGACCACGTCGCGACGGCCTGGGGGTTGACCTGTCCGGCATACACACCACGACCGATGTGACGCGCAACAGACTTTGCCGAGAAGTCCAGCTTGCTATCAAGCATTTTGGTGAGTTCCTTGTCGGCGAGTTTGGCAAGCATCGCTTGCTTGCCCAGGCTCACGCGCGTGGTCACCATGGTGGGCACGAACCGCGCCTTGACGGGGGTCGTGGTCTGACCGTTGGGCCGGTTGTCGAAGTCCAGCGCGTAGGTGGTTGCGGGGGACTCACCGACGTCGGCGGTGACGACGAGCTCCTCGCCGTCCTGCTCAACTTTCTCGAGCACCCCGCTGCCGATGAGCGGCGACATGCTGTTGATCGTGTTGACGAACCGTTCGGGCCCGAATTCAGCGATGATACCGCTGATGCTGTTGATCGTGACGTTTGGGAGAGCCATTGGCGAACCTCAGTGAGTTGGTGTCCTCGCCGTCAGGACTGACGACGAGCGTCAAGGAAATCGAGCATTCCCTTGGCATTGTTGGCGAACCGGCCAGTCGAACCGGCGGCGCCCCCTGGTGACCGCGCCCCAACGGGGACGTCGACGACGGCGGGGGCAGACTGGCGAGGCGCGTAGCCCAGCGCCTCGAGGCGTCGGGCTTCGCGCTCGTGGACCATTCGCGCTGCCTCGCTGGCGCTGACGTCGTTGCGTGCTTTCATCACGGCAATGACGTCGGCGCGGTTGGCGAGACGATGCGTGGCCAGCGCGCTTTCGATTTGCGTCGAGAGTCGCGCCTTGATTTGCTCGCGTTCAGCCTCTTGCACGAAGCTCTGCTGCATCTCGCGCAACTTCGCTTCGTGCTCGACGGCTAGAGCGTCCGCACGTTCTTTGGCACGCTGCGACAAACGGACGTCAGCGAGTTCCTCGTCACGAGAGTCGTATTGGACGCCGTCACGCAACTGCTGTCGGAGACGTTCGTTCTCCTCCTGCAGGAGTTGCGCGGCTGTCGAATATCGCTGGTTCTCGTGGGCAAGGCGTGCGGATTCTTCGCGTGCTGACTTCACGTTGTCGGACAGTTTGCCGATGCGAGCCTTGAACGCAGCCATGGGGACTGCGTCAGCCTGTCTGCGTTCGTCTGGTGCGTCTGGTGCGTCGGCGCCCTCGGGGGGCGACTCGCCTTCCTTGCCTGGGGACGTGCCCAGTGAGTCACCCGGGGAATCAGGCTGGCCGGAGGGTGAGACCGGGGCCTGGGGGGCTGCAGCGGCACGCTTGGCGGCGATGGATGCCATCATGCGCGACTGGGTGGACGCCGGCGCCTGGGTGGCGCTGGCTTCCTTGGGGTCGGTGGGCGAGGCCGATGAGGCGCCCAAATCAGCCGCTGGTGCGGCAGTGGTGGTGGTCATGTTACATAGGTAGCACTGCAACTGCTTATGTGCAAACATCCCCTCAGTAGGAGGCCACATGGCGCGACGATTGACCCCCGAAGACCTTGAACTGACAGCCGCCGAGAAACGCGCAGCCGCAATCCAGGGCGAAGGAGGGGCAGGGAAACGCGCCATCGGCAGCACGATCGGCAACGTGGCCGGCGCTGGCCTGGGTGCCCTGGGCTTCCTTGTCCCCGGCGTCGGCGCCGTCCTCGGGCCTGCTGCGATGGCCGCGGGCTCGCAACTGGGCGGGGCTGTCGGCGGGATGGCTGGCGATGCACTCGCTGAGGGTGAACTTGACGCCGCCAACAACGTCCTCGAGGAAGGCGAACGCAAGCGACAAGAGCGCATCGCGCGCTACAAGTTGCGGCAAGACGCACTCAACGACCTTTTGAGCGAGGGCTGACCCATGGCAGACCTGCCCCTGACGTCGTCAATCCTCGACGAATTCACAAAGCACAAGCGGCAGGGTGAGCGCATCGCGTTGCCCTATCGGCAGCTTGGCGAGTTGTGCGAGATGTTCGTTGGTGGTCGGCAGTGGGGCGTCTACAGCGGCCAGCGTCGGCAAGTCGTGAAGGACGCCTGGTTCGACGACGAGAACGTCCCCCGCTCACACATCAACGTCTGCCAAGGGCTAATGACGACCTTCTCGGCCTTGCTCAACAAGGACCGTCGCAGCGCGCTGGCGACCCCGACGACGCCGGACGACCCCGAGGACATCTACAACACCGAAATCACGAACCGCGTCATTGACTACGTCGCCCAGGAGCAGAAGACGGCGAGCAAGATTCACCAGGCAGTTCAGTACGCGTTTCAGGACGGTACCGCCGGCGTCAAGGTGTGGCCTGACGCCGTCAAAGGCGAAGTGCGCTGGTCGCGTCTGACGATCCACGACTATTGGATTGACCCCGTCGAGGACTGGCATGACGCGCAGTGGGTCATTTTCGAGAACCACTACAGCGAGGACGACGTTGCGGTCATGTGGGAGGCCGGCGAGATCGCAGGCCTTCCACCGACAGAACAGGACTACATCAACGCAGCCGGCGAAACGGTCTGTGGCATCGTCGGCTACGAGTACTGGGTTCGACCGTCGCGCAAATTTCCTGACGGCTTGTTTGCCGTCATCATCGGGACCGTCGTCGTCGTTCGCAAGGCCTATCCGATCATCGTCAACACCGAGGGGGACCGCAAGGAATCCCTGCTGCCGTTGTCGTTGATGAAAATCCGTTTCCGACGAGAGAGTGCCTACGGGATCACGCCGCTTGCCGACTGCATCAACCTGCAGCGGCTGCTGAACGAGACACACGCGCGAACCATCAAGGTGATGCGCCTCGTCACGAACCCGCAAATTGCGATGCCCAAGCCACTTGCTGACAGCATCGACATCACGCGAACCAACACGATCGACTACGATCCGAAGATGGACGATGCGCGGTCCAAGATTTTCGCTGTCGAACTGGGGACGGTCGGGCTCGACCTCTACAGGTTGCGCGACGACGCGAAGGCGTTCATGTTCGACGTCGTCGGGCTCAACGAGGTGACCAGCGGGGGCGCGGCGCCGACGTTGAGCGGACGCGCGATTGAGGCCTACTATGAGTTGGACTCACAGAAGAATTCAGACGCCCTCAAGTCGCTCGACGATATGGTGCTGGACGCGTGGCGGCTGTGCCTTGCCGTCGTCCAACTCTTCTACCCTGCCCCACGCGTCGCTGAGATAGTCCGCATGGACGCGGCTGACGTGTTCACTTTCACGGGCGCCGACGTCCAGGGCAAGAACATCCGTCTCGAGGCAGCCAGCGAACTTGAGCGACGCACCGACGTACGCGTGGGCAAAGCTGTTGAGAACGCCCAGGCTGGCGTCGGCGGGGCGCAGGACGTTGCCGCAGCCCAGAAGACAGCCCCGAACGCCGTGGCAAAACAAACTGCGGACCTCGCCGTTCGCACCTATCTGGCCGCTGGTGACGTCGATATCAACGTCAAAGACCACAGCATCCCGGCGCTGCGGCAAAGCATCGACCGGGCGAAGTCTCGCGCCATCGCGCAAGGGCGCAAGGGCGACTTTGTCGACCTGGTTCTCCTTGAAAACCTCATCACCGAACAAATCGAAGGCACCGAACCCGACAACGGGGACGCAGCCCCGACGATGCCCGAAGAACAATCAACGCAGCCCGAGGGCTGAGGAGCAACCATATGGCAACGTCTCTAGTCAATCGCGCAGGGTTCGGCATCTTCATCAACGCGGGCGCCGTCTCCGACGGTAGCGCCGTCCTCGGGCTCACTCCCGTCAAGGTGACTCTCCCCGACGTCACCAACAATGGTGGCATTCTCGCATACGTCCTGATTCGCGTCGTGAACCCGAACGCGGCGGGGGTGGTGCTCGCAACGAGGATTGTCCCCCGTGGTGCAACTGCCCCGACGTTTGATGCGACCTTTTCCGCAACCGGTGGGCGCCATGTGCTGCCCGGTCAAGTCGACGAGTTCATTTTAAACTCAACCACAGAGATGTACATTGTCGCCAGCGCCGTCGCCTCGTCGTGGGCCGTCAACTCGCAGCACGTCCACTGAACGGCGCCCCCTCGACCATCACCATCAGCAGGAGCTCCCATCATGCCGATCCCCCGCCCAAACACGCGACGACCGACAGCCCCGCAAGGCCTGCGTCCCATGGACGACCTTGACGAGTTGGCGGCGACGAGGATGCCTGCCAAGCCAAACACCGACAGGGCCACCACAGCCCCGCCAGCGAAGAAACCCGTCCAGACCCAGGGGGACGTGCGCGACGCGCAGCGGCGGGCATCCTATGAGGAGCAGCAGGCTGCCCAGGCGGCGGCGGCGGGGCAGGACTATGACGCCCGGGGCAACCCGTCGGACGCCAACGACGCGAACGACAAGCGCGTCGAGGCCGAATACCTGAAACGCAAGAAAGCCAACGGCGGGGACGAGCTCGACGAGTTGGCTCGTGAACGGCAGGCGGCGTCACAGGAGATTGACGCGCAGAACGCCCGCGCATCCATGGACCAGCGCAGCCGGGCCGGCCTGGGCGGGCTGGGTCTGTCGGGCGCTGCGTCGGCGGCAGCCGGGGACCTCACCCGGCAGCAGGCCCGCAGCAAGACACTGACTCTGCAGGAGTTCGACCAGAACGCCGAAGACCAAGCGTTCACCGAAGTGCAGCGGCGCGCGGCGCTGGACGACCTCGAGGACGCAGCCGACATCGACTATGACGGCGACGGGATGGTGGCCGGCGTCAAGGTCGACGCAGACAGCGCCGTCGGCGACGGCAACCCAGAAAACAACGTCGACGACGTCGGCGCGACGGGATTGGACGCCCAAAAGGAAGCACTCGCGGCTCAGAACGAAATCTATTCCAGCGACGACTATTCGCTGTGGGATGACAACGCGCAGCCCGGAAGCATCCAGGAGCCCTACAAGTATCGCGGGGGCAAGGACTCCCTCGAGAGCATGCTTGGCGAGGTTGCCCCGGGCGCCCTGCCGCTGGTGAAATCCGAACAAGACACAGGCAACCCGCTGGACCCCAAGCGCGTCGTCTACACCGACCAGTTCGGGAATAGCTACGTCCTCGGGGACAGCAAAACGCGGCGGGGCTGACCCATGTTGGTCAACCGCGCCACCATTCGCCGGCAACTGTCCGGCGAACCACCAGAAGACACCGGCTCACCCGAGGCCCGCGCCAGCGCCCTGGACGAACTCGGGGCCGATGCGCTTCCGACCGGCCCGGGGCTTCCGACGCCTGAGCAGCGCATCAAACAGGGGCGCCTGTCGCCGCTGTCGCAGCAGGCGCGCACTGGGCGGGCCTCGCTGCTGGGTGACAGGTAATGGCGACTCGTGCGTTCGGCGCAAACGTTGACCGGCTCATCCGCCGGACGACCATCGTCTACAGCGCCGACGACATCCGCCGGAACATCACCCTGCGGCTCAACGACGGGCTCCCGTGTGACTTGGAGATGGGCGCCGACATCACGACGGAGCGAGGATTCACCATCCCTGGTGAGTTGGCCTCGTTCTCGCTTGACGGCGGGACGACGTTCCGGCTGTTTGTCGGCGCCGACGTCGCGTCGCTTTTTGACTTCAGGGGGCGCGAACTCACCGACGGGAGCGGCCCGTCGAGTTTGCGGA